TGCTTCATTATCAGCAACAGCAGCCACCAATGGTGGAGATATAGTTATAGAAGCAGCGCCACCACTTGCTGTAATATCATCTGTAACCATATAAACCTTTGTATGATTAGCAAATTTAATTAAATCACCTGCTCTTAATGCGTTGTTAGTATGTGAAAAACCATCTGAAGCTATAGCAGCATCTCCAGCAGATTGTGCGCCAACAACTAAAATATCAGTTTCAGAATGACTTGTTCCTTTATTGTTTAATGGATAGCCAATTAAAAATGTCTCAAACATTCCTTTTTGTTTTTGTAAAAATGCAAATATCGCTTGAGCTTCTAATTGTTCCATTGGTGGCATTGAAACTGTAAAGGTAAAGTATTGACCACCTATTTGCCTTACTTGTCTTTTGCCTGATAAAGTCTGATTTATTAAGGTAGGTCTATTGTCTTGAAAAGCTAATGCTTGAAAGTTTGGACTTGTTGGAAATGTACCACTCATTATGTAACTCCCATTCTTCCTCTATTATTCATTGCATTATTTATAATAGAAGTTATTAAACCTTTTCTAGATGCAAGCAATTCATCAAAACCTGTTGCATCTACTGTTGATATGTTGAAATTGACTGTTGGTGCTGATTGTTCACCACCCATTTGTTTTAAATCTTGATTACTTACTATTTGTCCACTTTGATTAGGTATAAACAACTCTCTACCTGACTCACCAACCATATAAGGCTTGCCAGCATTTACTGATCCGCCTAATGCTTTTTTGCCAAATATACTACTTAAAAAATCCTCAAAACCGCCTGTAATTGGAGCTATTATTGCTTTTTGTATTGCTATCCTTGCTAATTGTTCAACTACAAAGTCTGCAAAATCTTTAAATGCAAATTTTCCTGTTTTTAAGCCTTGAATTAAAGTATCTTCAAATTTTTTCATTGAAGCTGCAACTCCAGTTTCTAAACTAGTTTGAACATCCTCTAATTGTGCTTTTAATCTTCCTAATGGGCTTGCTTGATCTGTTAAACCCATACCACCTTCAGTAAGAGTTTTATAAAAATCATCTATATCTAATTTACCATCTTTAAAGTCTTTAATTAGAGCATCTAAAGAATTTGCTGTATCTAATAAAAATGAGCTTTTTTCGAATGGTTTTTCTACTTCAAATTTTAATTCAGTTACCTCTTGTTGTAATTTATCTACTAAGTCTAAATCTGCTTGTGATATTGGTAAAAGCTGTGATCCTTTTGTAGGTGTAATTCTTACGCTTAATAAATCTTTAATTCTTTTCTCTAAAGAAATAATTTTTTCTTCTTCTTCAGATAAGGGAAGTAATCCTGATTTTTTCAGTACATCCTGAGTTTTAAAAATACCTTTTAGTGCTAAATTAAAGAATCCATCTAATGCCCTTAATGCAGAAGCTACATTTTCAAGAACTGAAATAGCTATTACTTTGCCTAAAGCATCAAAACCACCAGCAGCTTCAGATGATTTTTGTAATATATTTGAAATATTGGTTGCAAATACCTGTAGAACAGGTACAAATGCAGCAAAAACATTGTTTACAAAGTTTTTAACCTGCAACCCAATAACTGCAATAGTGTCATTAAATTTTTCAGTTTGTCTTATGGTTTTTTCAGATAATATTATTCCTAAATCTCTTGCCCTTTTTATAAATAATTCAAAACCATTAGCTCCATCTGCAAATATTTCTGTAAACTGAATACCAGCCCTGCCAAACAAATTAGCTAAAACTGTTGCTCTATCAGCTTCATTTGAGAACCTAGAAACCGCATCTGCTGTATCTTTTAAAATATCTTCAAAAGCTCTAGTAGAACCATCTGTATTTTCAATAGCTACACCTAAATCTTTAAATATATCTTGTTGAGTTTTTAAACCTCTCCTAGCATCACCAATAGACCTAGCAAATTTTTCTAAACCTTTTTGAGCTTGCTCTACAGTTGTTCCTGACTCCAATGCAGCTAATTGAAATGCTTGCAATGTCTCAGTAGCAATGCCAGTTCTTGATGCTGTTTTACCAATAGTATCAATATATTCAAAAGACTTTTTAGCAAGTACAGTTAAAGCAACAGCAGCACCAGCAGCAGCTAAACCAACACCAGCAACAGCTTTAGAAGCTGTTTTTGCCACACCACCAACACCTTTAAGACCTTTAGTAACTTTATCAAAAGCTGCTTTAGTCTTATCTACTGCTGTTAATTCAAACTTTACCTTTTTATTTGCCATTTTTTCTTTTTTCTTCAGCCAACTCTAAGTAAGCTATCCATCCTTGATATTCTTGGACACTAATTTCTTGAAGTTCCTTTAAGGTTTTTCCAAGTTTTTCAGCTAGTGCATATTGCACATATAAATTAGTATCCTCTGTTAGTTTTTTTTCGTGTCCTCAATAGATTCTTGTCCCATTATTTTAGTTGCAGTATCTACTAATATTTCACGATCTACATGATGCAATAAAGCATTTTTATCATCTAAACCAAATAATTTATCTCCATTATCATCAAGTGCTTTATAAATTAATACATAAGCCATCATCGTAAGATCATCTTCTTTACTCATTTTATAAAGTTTAGAAGTCTCAGCTAGCGTTAATGGCTTAGAGTATATTTTTAAGGGTTTATCATCTTCACCCCACTCAGCAACTTCGATTACCTTTACATCTTGCTCCGCAAAATGCGCCTTAGCTCTCTCTATAGCTTTCATGGTTATACTGTTGCTGTAGTAATAGCTCCAGTTCCTTGAACTGAAATACTAGCTTCAACCATTCCATCAAAAGATGCTGAAATGTTTTTACCAGTTACTAATGCTGTACCAGTATAGTAAGTGTCTCCTGACGATGCGCCTTCAGGATACCACTTTAGAGTAACACTTGATCCAACAGATAGTGCTACTTGACCATTTGTATCAGTTTCATCCCAAAAAACATCTATTGATCCACTAAATGTAGTTAATGATGCTATATATGTTCTAGCAGCATCACCCATTGAAGTATCTTCAATAGTATCAGCAGTCTCATCTAAAGAGTAAGACTTAATCTCAGCTATAGCATTTGTTCCAACATGAACTGTGCCTTCACTTCCTTTATGTGTTGCCATTTTTTATTCCTCGTTTTTAGTTATTTTTTTTGAAGAAGATTTTATTGTTTGGGCTGCTTCTTCTTTCCAACCCTTTTCTTTAAAATATTCAACCTTAGTAGGGTGAGCATCTATAGAAACTTTACCATTTGGACTAATCATTTTCATAATTATTCTCCTGTTACACCGCTACATCAGGATTAGTTTCCTTGACATAGTAGTTGGTTAAAAATGTAAGGGAAACATACCCTAAAGGCTTTTCTCCTTCCGCGTTAAATTCTATTTCTGTACTTTCTAGGTAACAGTCTTTAGCTAATCCACCTAGAGTCGTATCAGCAGCAATAGCTTCTTCAACCTCTTTGCTTATTGTATCAATAGTATCATCAAAGTTGCTAGTAGCTTTTGCATATCCTTCTACAACTACTGATAATTCTCTACTCATAAGTCTATCAGTACCTATAACAATAGGCTCAGATGTTTCTGATTTAGTATATATAACTAAAGCTGGTAATGTTTCAAGCGGATACACTCTTGACTCATGTACTCTAGTTCCTGTAGTTGTTAAATTATTTAGTGTTGTACCAAATTTTTCTCTTATTTGTTGTCTTATGTGATTAGCCATTACTATATCTCCTCTAACATAAGAGCAGAAAAGCCTGTTCTGTCTTTTTGTATGTTTACAACTGTATAGTTTTGAGCTGCTTTTAATGTATTACCATCAACATCTTTTATAGCAGATACATTTAAAGTATCGCCAAATGCAATATTAGGAATATCTATTGTTCTACAATATGCCATTGGTTGTGTTGCTTCTACTCCAACACCCTCGTCTTGCTCAATATATTCATTGTTTAAAATAATATTTATAGTTGTTGCAGTTCCGTCATGTGTAAATACAGCACTAACACCATGACCAAAATTGATATCAAAGTATGCTGACATATCTTCTTCTGTTTCCATTCTGTATTGAGACATTATTGCTCCTCTAATACTAATGAAACCAAACCTGTATTATCAGGCTCAACTGTTTTTATTAAAAATGTAGTTTCAGGCTTTAGCACATTGCCTTTATTTGTAGTAATTGCATTTACTATTAATTTATCTTCTTGAGATATATAGGGTACGTCTGAAGATTTAACTATTGCTCTTGGCTGATAACCAGCAACAGGTATAGTTCCGCCTTCAATATTAAAATATTCTTGATCTATAATAATATTGATGCTGTAGGCATCGCCTGAATCAATGTCAAACCAAGTATCAATCAATCCTGTTCTTTGATCCCATAATACTGATTGAACTTCAAAAAAAGTGGCTGTAACTCCATGACCTGTTGTTGTATCTAGGTATGAAGAAAAATCAGCAGCACTTTCAATAGGCATGATTTATTTTTTAGCTCTTTTCTTAGGAGCTTTAACCTCTGAGGTTTCTAAACCAACACTTCTGTTAGTTTCTTTTTTTTCTTTGCCTTTGTATTCTGTAGCCTTTCCATAACCAACCAATGATCTGCCTTCATCTATTTGCAATTCAACAACATCTCCAGCTTTAACTTTTTCTTTATTGGCTACTGTATCTTGTAAAATTAAATATTTCATTTTTTCTCCCTTTGTAAGATGGGTGGCTATTAAACCACCCATTTTTTTCGTACTAATTACCATTAACTAGCTGCACAGAATGAAACTGCATGTCTAACAGCAGTATCAACTGATTGTAAAGCCACAACTCTAACTGTACCTGAAGTTGAATTGCTATATGGATCAACAACAATGTCTAATCCACCAAACATTCCAATTAATAGGTCGCTAAAGTTACCAAATACATAGTTATTTGCAGTTAATTGAGGTGAAACAATGACTTTATAGCCATTAATTACATCATCAACAGCAACAAACTGAGCTGTATTGCTTGCTTTTTCAGTAGTCTTTAAAGTTCCATAGTTAGTTGGATGTACTATATAAGCTAAATCGCCTAATAATGCATTATCCACTCTAACAGATGTTTCCATAGAAACCATTTCAGCAAATGTAGGAGCAGCAGCACTTGATAGTGATACTGAGTTAATGCCTGAAGTATTAGTAATACCTGTTGGATTACCTGAACTTCCTGAACCCTCTAAAGCACCATCATCAATAGCAATCGCCATAGATTGTGCTAAGTCATTTCTGATTAAGTTCTCAACATCTAATGAAGATTGAATCATAAGTTGTCTAGTAACATCTGTATATGCACCTAAAGTTTTAGGAGTCATAGTTACAGAACCTACTGTAAACTCAGATTCACTAGCAGCTCCACCTTCTGAACTAATAAAAGCAGCAGTTGAAGCAGCACTTTTTCTAGGGATTTTTACATCACCGCTTAGACCAGTAAGCATAGTTGCCATTGGCATAACAGCAGAGTTATTTCTTAGAACGTCTATGAAATCTCCACCTCTGTAATCTTCACCAATTAAAGCTCCATCTGAACCAGCAGATAAATCTCTTTGATTCCAGCTTCTCATTACTTCTTCAGGAAGCATTACGCCTTGTGCTGTTTTCCCATAAGCTCTTTGAGCTGCTTCTGAACATTCAAATTCAAATTTTGCAGCTTCTTGTGCTTTTCTATCTGTAGGATTAGCCATAGCGTTAATAGCTCTCATTATGCTGAATCTTTTAGTTTCTTTTGCAGTTAATCCAATTTCTGAAGGAGTTTCTAAAGGCACATCATTAGAAATTTTTTCTAATAACTCACCTCTAAATTCTTCAACAGAAACACCATCTTTAATAGCTTGATTAGCTAAATCTCTTTTATTGTGTCTTACGCCAAGATCAATGATCTCTTTTGAATTTCTTTGAAATTCTTTTCTTGCTTCATCAACACTTTGAGTTCTAACTTCATCAAGATTAATTTCTTTTTTCTCGTTTTCCATTATTTCCACCTTTGTTTGTGTGTTTTGTTTATCTTTAGAACGTCCAACTCCAACAAGCCTTGACTGGTCTGCTGGTACACTTACAGAAGATACTTCCATTGGTGTCCATTGCGCCTTGTAATAAGTCTCATCTTTATCGTCCATTCTGCTTAGTTTGTCGACTCTGTATCCAACGGATATGTTCATTCTTATACCATCTTTTACATCCTCATATACTTCACGAGCTAGTTCACTTTTTCCAAAGCGTACTACTGCAACTGTCCTTTTTGCAGTTTCGTCAAGTTTAAATTCTTCTATTACGCCTATTTGCTTAGTCATGTCATGATCTAAGAGTAAGGGAGCGCGCCCTGATGCTATAAATTCCATGTTTATATCACCTTCAGAATGTCCTAGCACTTCCATACCAAAACTTCTTTCAACAGGTTCTTCAGAAGAAACACCAATTCTAACTCTGCGTTTTTCATCATCGAGATAAGAATGTTTAGATAAATCAATAGTTCTATATTTCATAGGCATATCAATTACATTTCTTTCCTTATCTTCTTCATCAATCATAGAGACTTCTTCAGTCATTTCTACTTCTTCACCTTCTTGTTCTACATCCTCATGCTTAGCAAACTCAACCACTACAGTTTCGTCTGTTTCTGTTACATTGAGGATATGTCTATCTTTTTTATTCATAGTTTTCTCCTCTTTACCTTTTAGTAAAGGATGTTTTTCTGATTCATTTGAATCAAAACTTTTTTCATTTTTCATTTGTTCCACCAATCTTTTTGACCAAGAATATCCAGCATCTCCACCCCATAAAGCCCAAGCTATTCTTCCATTAGAAGGGTAGCCATCTTCACCGCTACTAAATCCTTCAGCTTGTTTATCAACCTCATGCCTACTAAAGAAGCTATACATTCTTTTTACAGTATCATCTGATAAGTTTTCACCATTAACTATTTGTCTTGCTCTTACAGCTCCAACCCTAGTTCCACCACGTCCAAATTCTTCACGCCAATCAATGCCCTTTTGTGCTTCAGCTTTCATTCCTGCATTTGGATTAGGCATCGTCATCATCCCCACCCTGTATCTTTGCTTCTACAGGTAGTTTTTGACCAAATGGTTGATATGCTAGTTCAATATCATATTGTTTTGCTAGTTCTATTTCTTTTTGGTGCTGTTCAAATAATTCTTCTGTATCTCTGCCATAACTAGCACTAATATCAGCATAAGTAAGTGTGCCATTTTGCAGTCCTATAACATTAGCTTGCATTTCTTTTAAAGGATCAATCCAAGCAAAACTTCTAGGTATGTAATTAACAGATTTAGCAAATTTATCAAATTTAGCTATTGGAAGATTTATATATCCAGTTGATATAGACATTTCTAACCAAGATTGAAAGACTGGGTTCACAAAATGCTCAATAACAAACTGTTGATATATCTGATACATACTTCTATCTTCTAATGCACCTTGCCTAATACTTGAATAGTTGACTGAAGTAAGATCGTTTGAAAGCGAATGATATGAAATGTTTAAACCTGAAGCTATGCTTCTAAGTACGCTAGTTGTAAATGAATCAAATGCAGATGTAGGATGCGTAGGATCAAATGCTTTAAAGTCCATTCCTGCTGGTAACTGCTCGAATACACCTGCTTGAGCATTGGTTGTTGGATTAAAAGTATCTTCATATTCACCATCACCAACATAACCATCGCCATCAGGTGAGGTAAAGAAACCCATTTTTGATGCACCAACTCTTGCAGCTACTATTTCAGCTTCTAAATAGCCATTTAACATCTTTACATTAGCCATAGCTGTAGCAACTAAAGAAACTCCTCTTGTCTGCTCTGCTCTAGCTGGTAAATAAGCATGTATTATTTCATCTGCTGGAACTCTTATATGCTCCGTCATACTT